TGATTGAAGTCCCGGCTCAACAATCGTATTATTAATAAATGAGGTAGAAAAATCGGATGCTTGAATTTTCATGTAAGTACCCGCAGGAACCGTAACATTTGTTTCTTTAGGTGTTATTACACCTGAAGCTACAGATATTTTTTCAAGAACAGTAGCATATGCACAACTAGCTAAAGGTCCTATTGCAGACCTTTTTACTATATATCTATCTCCCTCTTCAACCTTTGCTATATTTTCACCTTCTAATTTAAAATAGGTGTAATTAGTTCCTGCTTCTTCAAAATATATTTGAGAATATATAGTTTCATAATCTTCACCGTCAGGTTTAATAACAAATTTAAATGTTTTAGCAAAGTCAGGAGCAATCTGTGTAGTAGGTATTGTTAGCTTTATAGTATTCTTATTAACGCTATTAATACACGGTATATATAAGTTGTTGTTTTCACTAACTAAAGTTGTAGTAGCTCTATTAAACTCATCCATATAAACTATACCAACCTCATACCCTCTATTACTATGAAGGCTTTGAGTATTACCTAACTCTTGATATGAAAAATCAATATTAGTTAATCTAAATAATTCATAAAAAGTGTTGGAGGAAGTCGGAGCTGAGATGTCTGTAGTATAACCCATTGTTATAACTGACAAACTTAAAGCATTAGAGCCTGAAGACCCTGTTACGAGTATAGGTTCATTTGCAGCGGCTATACCACTTTCAAATTTAGTATAATCACCTAATGTTTCAAGAAGAGCATTATTAATTATATCAGTAAAAGTACTTCCTGTAGCTGCATTAGCAACTGTTTGTATGTTACTAACAGTACCCATTTTTTCTTGAAAATCAATGCTATTAATAAGCTCAGATACACTATTAAAATCTTGAAGAAGGCTGTAATTAAAAATTACTGTAGTAGGCGGGTTATTTTCGGAAGGTGTAAGAGATGGAGAAGGTTGACCCTCCCAATCTTCATGAGTAATAGTAAAGCTTAAAGTTAAAATACCACCTTTTTTTAAGCTAGGTATTTCACTTAAGTCTACATTAACTTTACCATCCGAAGTTTCTGCTGCTGCAAGTAAGTATTCTTGTGTAACTACCGAAAACTGTGTTATCGAAGTTAGCCCAAATGTTTTGCTTTCAGATTCAATATAATAAGTTAAATCAGTTGCAACATTATTTCTTGTTAAATTATAACCCTCCACATAATTACCATACATTATTCTATTACCCATGAGGGTTTGAGAGTTTGCTAGTAACGGAACATTATCATACAACCTTAATATTTCGCCTTCTGAAAGAATAGTGAAGATTTTACTATCTTCAAAAGTATAAACTTGGTCTATATTATTGCTTAAATTTGTAACATCTATTGATTCTATTACTTTTATAATATTTGATGCTGACTCTTTAAATAATATCTCTACTTCTACAGCTTGACTTGGTCCTGTACTATATGTTAAGGTTGCTCCATTTGTGGAGTTAATCATACCTTCGTTTAAGAAGTTGTCTGATGATAAAGAAAAAGGTTTGGGGACAAAGCTTGCATTAGAAAATTGTGATGTAGCTGAGTACTCATTATTTTTATACCTATACCTATATGCAAAACAAATAAACTTCTCTTGCATAAAAGTGTCAGGATTCCCTGTAACAGTACTTAATACAGTAGGATAAGAAGTAGGTGGTTGAACAATAACTAATATATCATTTGGACTAAATCGGTCTGCTCCTGTAGCAGAAGTAGCCTCACGATAAGTTTGATTAATATTAATTTTTCTAGGAGGATTATAATTGTCGGTAAAAAATAATAAATCCTCTACAATATTAATATTGTTAATTAAGTATTTAGGATTAAAATTTAAAGTAGTATTAGTAACGTCATTTTCATTTTTAACACTAAGTATATGATAAGTTGTAGACTCATTAGAAGTGTTATATGATACTATTAAGTCAGCTTTACCTGTGGATGTAGTAGTAGCATTACTATCATGTATAAACCAATATATTGTTTCATTAGCACCATCTTCAAAAGCTCCTATACATCTTGCACTAGAGCTCAATGCAGTTCCATTAAGAAAACCTCCTGAATCAGGAAATATTAATTCAATGTTTGTTAAAACAGTATTTCCTTTGGAGTTTTCTACAGAACCAATTTCAGAATCTTCAGTGGAGCCAAGACGAACATTTAAGGCATCAATATATTCACCGTTAGGAACAAGCCTTTCATCTACAGACTTGTTCATTCTGCCTGCTATAAAATTTCTTTTACTATTAGCCATATTACTTAATCCACTTATCTTGTCCCCTTAGATTCATTAGTAATCTGCCGGGATGAATGTTACTAATTCTTATTTTAGCATTCCGAAGTAATGAAGCTTTCTTTTTCTTAGCTCTATTTATCACATACTCTTGAACACCCAATTTACTGTCTAATATAGAATATTGGATAGAAGAATACACATACTCCTCAAACAATTTATTAACTGTTATAAGAGAGTTATCTCCTCCCTCCATACCATCCGAAACATACTCGAGTATTACACTTTTTCCTGACATTGTAGAATCAAAGTTAATAACTCCTGCTTTAGCATCTATTCTAAATGTCGGATTAGCATTAGCTGTCTCTGTATTTAAGCCATATCGAGCTCCTATAGCAAAATCAAAATACCATATCCCATCACAACAATAGCCCTCCGAATTATTATATGCACTATTTTCATTTAAATATATTGTCTTTTTAGAGCCTTTTATTCTATCAATATCTATCGGTGAAAACTCAGGCTTTAATACACTTCCGGATTCGTCAAATAATATTTTATCATTATTGTCTTGTAAGTAAGATTGAGCGGATGTTAACTGAATGTTTTCCGTCATTGGATACAAAACACCATTCTCATATAATGATACACGAACCCAATTAACATAGTCTGAAGGCAGTATAAATCTTACAGTGTCATTTACTGTTAATTCTAAAGCCTTAATTTCTTTAAACGCATCATAGTTGAGTTCTTGAATCGCACGCTTAGCATGAAATAAAACCTTATATCTTTCTTCATTATTAACTAAAGAGTGGTTTCCGTGATACATTAACATAAAGTTGTTAACTATATCTTTTAAGCTAACATATTGGTATGAACCCCAATTAGCATCTTCAGGATTACCTCCCTCGTTTTCATAATATTTCCACTGAGATATATAAGTCATTATTGCTGTGTATTATTTTGTTGTTCTTCAATAGTAGCAAAATCAACTACCATTTTTTCTCTTATTTCTACTCCCGCATATTGACATATTTTTATTACAAGGTCATTAGAATTGTCTAATGGTAATTCAAAATCTTGATAATCATTAACACTGCTATCAAAAATAGGAGCTTGCAGTTGTAAGGCTGAGTTAAAGGTCCATTTAGGGTCTCTAGGATATCTTACATACTGACATGATATATCCGTAGCCCCATTAATAGTTGTGGGGTATACAGTCATTGTAGAACCTTCTGTGCTATAAGCAGGAAAATCTTTACTAGGGGCTGTAAGGATAGAATTATTAAGCATAGTAATTTTGCTTTGATTTACCCTTTCAACTTCTACATTACCGGTTGCATAAATTACTTTATTAATTAAGTAATAATTAGAGGGTAGCGTGTAAGTGTTATTAGCAAGTTGAGTTAAATTTGCTGTTAGTGAAAATAAATCAATTACCTCAAGCTGACCTTTAGATATGTCTGCGTAATCAGTTCCTGAACGCCTTGCATTTTCTAAATTTATTTGATTGTTATAATCGTAAAAATAATTTTCAAACAACTCTAACTGTGCTTGTTTCGCATACAAATTAAAATCTGACGGAGAAAGATATCCGTAATTATTCTTATTAAGTATAGCGAGGACTGTCGCTCTAACTGAATTTATCATTTTAAAATCTTTTCACAAATATACGCAAAAAAAAAGAGCCCTATAAAAGAGCTCTTTATTCTATTTAAAATACAAACTACGCCTGTAGTAAAGTTGTAGCCACCATATATGTATTTGCATCAGGTGGATTACTTGTAGTTTGAATGTTTGCGTAATTGCTAGATAAACAATTATTTATGTCACTCATAAAGTTATCTATACATTTATTTCGAGCCGCATCTGTAAGAAGACGGTTTTTTAACGCAATCTTTAGCATTCTGTCGTCAGATGTATTTCCTACACTTAAATTTATGTTTAGAGTAGTCAATTTACTACTTGAATCAAATATACTAACTCTAATTATTGAATCAATATTTAGAGGATAATTTTCCGTAAGAGTTGAAGACATCACTATAACTACATCATCCACAGAAAAACCTGAGCTTGCAGCATCTACTGTAACGGTAGTTTCACTATCTACTGAAGCTACAGTGCTAAATTCCGGGTCTGTAATATTATATATTATATCTCCTACAGCAACATTATTAGCTACAAAACCTGCTGTTGAAACAATTAATTCCGTAGTACTAGCAGTTGTTACTGCTGCTTGAGAAACTTTTTGTTTTTTTATCTTGATATTAATACTTTTACTCATATCTATTGTATGTTATCTATTCGTACTTGTAGTCCTTGAGTTTTCTGCGGGTCATAAACATTATTTGTATGAGATGAAGAATTTGCAGCATTAATTCCTTTTATTATATAATCTAATAGTGGAGAATCTGCTGTAAAACTATTGATTTTATAGGAAGGGCTAAATGTAGTCGGATAAAATATCGCAAGTTGATTCAAAAACTGACCTTGAGTTTTTTCTGTTGCTATAATATTATTCGTGTTAAAATACTCGTGTATAGTATCTGTAACAACTAATTTTATAAATTTTGCCATAATCTTATGATACTGCGATTGCCGACACTGCTACAACAGGTGTAATAGTATCTTGATTACTAGTCCACGACTTTTCATATAAAGCTGTCATAGCGTTCTGTAATTGATTCTCTAAAGTGTATGTGGTATCAGAAGCATGAGTTAAGGTAGCTATCGCTCCCCCAAGATAATAAACAATTGTACTTGTAGTTCCGTTACCAATAATCATTTTTACATTAGACAAACTTAATGTCTCTGTTCCTGAGCCTGTCACGGCTAGTTTTATAAATTTTTCCATTTTCTTAAATTATGCTAAGGTTATTCCTGATACCACTTTTGGCATATCTACTAAGTATTCTATTTGAGTCCAAGAAGTTTGTCTTGCCTCTATAATAGCGTCAGAGATAGCATCCCTTACATCAAACCCGACTGCTGCAGCGTGAGATATTGTAGCAGTAGTACCATCAGTGTAATCTACTCTAGTTGAAGTTGCTGTTGCACTTGCAGAGTATACGTGAGCTACATTCGAGCAAGACACTAACTGATGAGGATTTGCCGTAGGTCTTGAAGATGTAGAAATTTTTAAATATTTTTCCATCGTTTAAAAAATTAGATGATTAATAATGAAACAAAGATAATAAAAAAAAGGAAGCTTTTTAGCTTCCTTAATTACTACTTAGTTTCTGCAATTTTTTCCAAAAACTCTAGGACCTCTAAGCCATCATCACTTTGAAGGTATGATGAAACCACATATAACGGGTCTTCACCAAAAGGTATGGTTAACATTCTTTTCTTATTTGAAGGTGTATTGAAATAAACATCCTTCTTTTTATTTCTGAATGTCAGAATACTTTTATCAAAGAATGACTGAACTAATGAATCAATCATTAATGTAGAATCTCCTACAATAGATAAAAAAGTATTAGGGTCATTTTTAGCAAACATAAGTATATCTCTTCTTAATTCAGCAGAACTTATCTTGCTTGGGTCTGTATTAAATGCTACTCTTGTAATTGCTTCCACTTGGTCTATAGATAGTTCACGTGCAGCTATTAAAGCATCTACTTCAGAGTTTAAATTATCAACCACCTCGGCAGCAGTCTTTTCTTTATCTACCACAGTAAATCTTGTGCCGTAAGCAGGATGATACTCTAAAAACTTTTGTAATGATTGGTTTGATTTTGGAACCGCTAAAAACCCGTCTTCAAAAACGATTGGTTCTAATATAGCATTTCCATCTTGCTCATCCTCGAATGGACTTTTTTGATTCCTTGCATAACGAAGAGCTCGGTTTTCGCCCTTTTCTTCATCAAACCATAATAGTGGGAACCTTCTTGTGTGTCTTGATGCAAGCATATAAGAAAGCGGAGCAGCTTGCCCTATTAGCTTATATTGTTTGTCAACGTACTTTTCTACTTTTTTTTTCATTTGATTTTAATTTAATTTAATTTAAAAAGTAAAGGAAGTCCGTTATAACGGACCTCCTTTATAATTTACTACTCTTGGAATAAGAAGAAGTTATTTGCACCTAACGTACATACAGCTCTTTCAGACAAGAAGTTAACCTCCATTGCATCTAAAGTAGAATTACGAGCACCGCCTGCAGAACCTGTAATCCACGTTTTGTAACGTCTATCTTCAGTTTCTGAAGCTCTGTAACGAACGTGAAGGAAAGGTCGCTTAGCGTTCTTACCTAAGATTTGGTCATACACTGAAGTTGAACCTGCAGGAACTAATAGTCCATTGATTCGCCCTGAACCTGCACCTGTTGGTAAACCACCACGCATAGTTGGGTCATTCAAGTATTTCCAATCAGACTTGTAGAAGTCATATCCTCTTCGGAATCCTGTGAATCCTAAGTTTAATGCCATCTCTTCGTCATTATCAAATAGACCGTATGAAGTACCACCTGCTCCGTAAGAGTTTTGTGCTGCTAACATATCGTCAATGTCAAATCCAAACTGACGGTCAACAAAGATTACATTTTCTTCAATCGCTCCTTGTTTATCAAGACGTTGAATCATTGCATCAAAGTCAGCTAGTACATTTGGATTACCACCTGCCCATACATTTCCTCTCTGACCTATACTATAGAATATACCATCAGAACCATTAAGGTTTGCTGCAGAGGTACCGGCAACGGCAACATCTTGTAAGTAGTCACCCGCACCTGAACCTGCTGCTGCAGGAACTGCTTCCAACATAGCTGTTTCTAGGTAGTCATCAAAACGTAAACGAGTTTCGTGCTCTGATTTCAAGTACCATAGGTAACCTGTTCCACCATTCTCAGTACTCACTTCAACCCAACCAATCTGAGCCATATCAGACCCGGATACTGCATACTTATCTTTTAAAATAATTGGTTTATTATCAAAGAATAAATCATCAGCCTCTAAAGAGCCTTCCATACCCTCAGTACCTTTGTTAAATTCAGAACCGTAAACAAAGATAGTAGCGTCTGCATTAGCTGCCCCTGTTGTTGCTGCTGCTGAACCTGCTGCTTCATAAAAAGCAATAGTAACAGTGTTAGCAGTAGGTACAGCCGTAACAATACCTTTATTAGAACCTGCACCACTATTCCAAGAAACAAATACAGTTTGGTTTTTTCTAAAAGCTATTTTAGCACCACCTGCAAGAGCGGGGTTTAAAACGTCATTTACTGTAAATGTTATAGCGGTTGCACCTGCATTAGCTGCTGCAGAACCACATGAAGTATATTTAGTATGTAAACGTCCTTGCTCTGCCCATTTAATAAGGTCAGAATTAGAAGGCATCTCTGCACCTACTAGACGTAAAAAAGATGATACGGTACGATTACCGTAACGCTCGAACTCTTTCTCATAAGTATCAGGTAGATACTGATTTAAAAAGTCGAAATTATTAATGTAATTTGACTCTAAGGGAATTTGCTGAGCACTTGGCTGTAAATCAAATCCCGGAGTCGCTTGAACACTTCCTGCCATTTTTTTTAATTTTAAAATTTATTTTCTTTTAACACTTTTAATCTTTAAACCGCTACTTGAGTTGTTGCTTAAAGACCTGAACTTAGTACCCGACTTAGTTGTGGATTCAGGGACGTTACGAGTAGTCATGTTAATATTTTTAGTCTTTCTCATAACATCTTCTGTGGCGTTTGCCTTACCCTGCTCATAAAAATACTGAGCAAACTTTTCAGGATTCATTGCTGCCGCTAACGCTTTATGGTAACCTTCCGCATCTTTTATTAAGCCATTTTCATCTAAGTACTTATTAACAAAGTTCATAGGTGATAAATGTAACTTTTTAGTTTCTGCTGCATTACCCGGACTAAAAGTAACTTGGTCTTCTCCAATTTTAAAATCAAAACCTTTGAAATTATTGTTGAATACCTCATCAGTCTTTTGGATAAACCAATCAGACTTCCTTTTAGTTTCTTCTTGCTGCGTTTTCGCATCATTTAAATACTGCTTATAGCTTTCGTATTGTTTTTTTTCAGCATCGGAGATAGCTTCTGACCTTGACTCAAGGG